ATTTATATTTGACGTATATAGCAATCAGTCGTAACGAATTGCATCGATCTTTATCTTTTTGCGTATTATATAACACACGCAAGGACAACTTCTCCTTTCTTCGTTTCCTGTATCTGCATATAGCATAGTTAAACAGGCAGAAGAAATCGGGCGAACACCATTAGAATTAGAGGCGTTGTTGTTGTTCGCATTACCGTTGTTGTTCACATTAGCGAAGTTAGTCGCACTCCTCACACCACGAAGCCAATAGTTGAAGCGACAAAACAGTACATAAACATGTAGAAGTAGCCCTAATAAAACAGAATTATGAGGTTGATAAATCAGGTGTTATGATAGTCACCCAATAATTCTTTTAACAAATTATAAGATTTACGCAACTTACTTTCAGTAAGCTGCCCAGTTAATTCTTTCTCAAGAATCTTCTTACGAACCTTATTATCAGATTTACGCCATCCTTTAATAAGTTGTTGTTCATGAACAATCATTTTTGTGATTGTCTCATATTTTTCTATATTTACATGAAGAGTAGTAATAACATACTGCAATTCCTGGATCAAATTTTCACAATATCCAATTGCTAAATCTTGGTGAAGTCTACGTTCATCACATTCACAAAGATGTTGTGGATATATTTCATTTGCAAGAAATATTTCGTGAATCATATTTCTGCACAAATTTAATATTGATTTTTGTTCATCTGGTATGAACCATTCAATGAACGCTTCATAGCGTTCCTTATTCTTTGCTACAGATTTATCATAACCATCCTTTTGTTGTTGACTCCATTTACTGTATGTTTCTGGTTTAGGCTTTTCAACGTATTCTTTTAATCCAAATTTACGAAGTGCTAAATCAGTTATTACAGTTCTAATTTTATATGCATAATGTTCAACTTCAAAAGGAGAGGGCTTTTGATTAGCTTTTAGTACAGACATTTTAATCTCCTTCGATTTGTAACTGTAACACCACCCACCTAAAGGTGGATGGGATTACAGATATTGTTTTATATTTCCGTCAACATCTTAATTAACGAAGAAGAGCGGGCGAACACCAAAAGAATAAGAGGCGCCGTCGTAGTCCGCACCACCGGAGTAGGTCACACGAGCGAAGAGAGTCGCACTCCTCACACCACGAAGCCAATATCCGAAGCGACGGTGAATGTATTCTGGTGCTAATGCAAACAATGGAAGCTGAGAGTTGATGCATCCAACTTCATAACCACTGTTAGCCCATACTTTAGTTCCATATACCATTACTTCTGACATCAGTTCAACTTTGCAGTCATACCACGCCCAGCCCGAAGATTGTCCGTCAGCAGTAGCATTCGGTAAAACATCTCTGTATGATATAACATGAGAAGATCCAAAATCATTTACAATTTTCTGAGTAGCTTGTGCAAGGTTAGATGTTCTCATATCTGAGTTTGCATATGCACCAGTTGTATTATTTGCTGTGCTTCCAGATTCATACTGTCCGCTATCTGTATTATGCATTTGTGCGTTATATAAAGCAGAATCAGGAACAAGGCACATATTATTACCAATTGACACATTATCACCACAGTTTTTAATGATGTTAAAACCAGCAATTCGATAAACAGTACCATTGATTGTCAAATAGTCACCAACATATAAATCATCAAAAGTTCCATCTTGAATAGCTTTTGACATAGCTGAAGTATAAGAAGTTCCAAGATTCTTGCCTCTGAAAATAGAGTTGTGACCAGCAGCACTGTTTCTTACAGAGCTTTTATAAAGTTCATTGACAGCCGTTGGTAACGTTTTTGTACCTTGATCGAGTCCATAAGTTTTTGAAGACAATTTGTTTAAAATTGTTGTTGCGAGATTCGCCAAAGTGATACCTTTAGTTCCGTTTGCGCCATCGACAGCAATGACATCAGAATCGGAAGGAGTGGTAACACTAGAAAGATCTTTTATTCGAGTAGTATTTGCCATAGTATATTTCCTCCATTTTTATATACCAAGTATCTTTTCGATATTTTTTAAGCGTTCGTCATACGCTTGCAATTTCATCTCATCGTAAAGCAATCTGACAATTAAAAAATGAGTATACTCAATACAGTAATACTCATCTTCATCATCAGGATTAAGTTTTCTTGTATCTAACATAAGTAACTTATCGGCTACTCCATGTTTTTGAAATGATCGTTGTAGATCTTGTGCCAAAATACCGACATAAAGTACCTCATGGTCATAATCTGGTGCAGACATTCTAAATTGTTTGAACGGCACTTCTCCTACTGCGTCTATGATATTTTGTACAATTGGTTCAATATCACGTTTCATTCTTCTATCTGAAAGTGAACCACTCCATGTTCCATCAAGAAATCCCTTTCCATTTTCTGATTTGATATGTATACCATCAGAATTTGCGTAGATACGCCCACGTTTTCCTTGAGTTCCATTATTATTATAGTACCAATCAGACCATCCATATCCACCGGGCGTATTTTCATTCATTAGATTTACACCTTTAAAAATACGCATCAGCATAGCACAATCAAAACCAGAGCGATTAGCAGTTTTTCCAAACGCAATACCATCACCACCAGCTTTATAATCCATAGTTGCGAAGCCGTTTGATAATGTCATTGTGGCTGTGGCTTCACGACCTGCTTTATCTCGAATGATAATTCTGATATCGTATGCTTCAGTGTCCGAAACAGCGATAACACGAATATCATTAAGAGATAATGAACTTGTACTGATATCTAGGTTTGTCCAAGCGGATTGCCCTGCAATTCTGTATTGTAGGACAGGAGTGAGCGTGTTGCCGGATATACTGCTTACAGAACCTTTGGCAACGATTTTAGCATGATCTCCGGTATCGTCTGATACGAAATTATTGGTAGTTGTTCCAGTACCACGAGATGCTGTGATAGAAGCGGATGGGAGACTATAATCAACTACCGTAACATCTAATGCAACAAATGCAGAACGACCTCTACTATCGGTAGCAGATACTTTGACAACTTTTGTTCCTGTCTTTGTAAACGCATCGAATGTATATTCCGTTCCGCTTGATGCTGTTTTATCTGACATATCAGTAACGGATATCTTCAGTGTTTTTATGGATGACCCGTACACACCAAAAGCAGTAGGTTTTACCTTAACTCCAGAAAGCAACTTCGCATAACATCCAAACGTATTATTCGTATTGGAAAGCGATGCAATATTGCATGTAGGAACTACGGATGCCGGGAGATAAGCAGTAACTGACACAGTTTTCGTACCAATCTTTGTGCTTCCATTCATCGTATCAACAGTGAATGTTAATGTTCCGCTTGTCGCATTCGGTATCTGACCAGCATATTTTGCTATCGTAAATCCATTCCATACGACATTATCCACACAAGAGTTCGTTACTACTTCTGACTTATTTCCGAATGTAGCTGTTACCTTATGTGTAAAGTTCGCTTTCTTGTTCATATGTATGGTTATTTGATCGCCAATGTTTACCGAAGATACGCTTGAAGGCCAGTTGTTTACAGATGGCTGCGATGCTCTTGGTATGGTGTCAAGAGACCAACTACCACTTCCGTTTCCAGTACCATCTGCGTAATAGTAAATAGCACTAGAAATACTTGCTGAAAAAGATTGCGTACCATTACTGTTATGACTAACAGTAACAGATCCACTACACAGCTTTCCTTTATATTGTTTCCATCGACCAGTGTTGTTATAAACTATGTTCCCGGCAACAACTACCTTACATGGCCCAGTCATATACCATCCAGCACTACCTCCTATAGCTTCGACAGTATAAGAGATTGTAGATGTATTTGCGCCAACATTTTGTGAAGCAGTCCAGCTGAATTTCCAGCATCTTCCTTCGTATCCACTGGTCGTAAAACTTCCGCTTAAAGCCATACAATACCACCTCCTTTATGGCTAAGAATTTATTGCCCCCCCCCAAGTACCTAAATGACAGGTTGCCATTTGAACGTGGGATAAAAGCAAACTTTCCAAGTTGCAATCTATCTAAGATTTCAGCATCCGTTACATACAGCTTATTGTTACTGAAATAAGCAACTTCATCTGTTCCTTGGTAGAAACTTAACTTTTGCTCGCTCAACAGCATTGATAACTGCATAGACGGATCTTGGCTAGAAATCTTTCTTGTAATACGCAGTCCGGCATCTTCCATAGAGAAACATTCAGTCGTTTGCTCTATACTTTCAACTCTTCCGTTTATGGCATCAACACGAACAATGTATGTATTGACATCAGTTTGTACCTTATCAACTTGTTGTTGTGTCGTGACATTACTTTTCCGGATTTCTTCTATACGCCCATCTTCGCCGACCAAATCATCAAAGTCTTTTCTATTTAAAACAACATCGTTAATTACATCAGAGATAATCTTCTTCAATTCGTCAGACATATCACCAGTAATCTTATCTGCGTAATCTGTTAAATCTTCTGGAGCAGGGTAGTAGTCTGTGGGACGGTTTCCTTTTTCCAACTGGATATAATCAATTGCATAATAGTCATTACTGTTCATGTTATCTGTAATTCTAAGCACATTTGATGTCACCCCAACATTGCCAGTAGAAATCAACTGACCTGAAGATGTAACGAACATATCACGATTGTCAGATACAATATCAAACTCTGTATCTTCTAAAGTCAGGACGGTGTAAACCTTGTTCCATCCAGATGTAAGCTGTATCTGTTGCATATCAGTTGTCTGCATTACACCATTCGTATTTGCAAGGCAAACATTGAGTGTCATATTTTGACGAGAATATACATTCATTGATACCGTCAGTTTCGTTCCAAGTTCCGTAGCAACCAAATTGTCCGTATATACTTCGTAGTACACAGCCTTGGCAGCATTTGAGCCAGTTCCAGGCTGTACCTTGATTACACGCTTTGCATCAATTTCAGCTTCAGAAATAGAATATACTTTGTCAGTTCCATAATAATGACAACCTTCAAGCTGGTTCGATTTCTTCAACAACGA